AATAAATCTTTTATTCTTAGATATTGTGCCTTCTTGTTCTGGTTTGTAGAACTCAGAGTAGGTCCAATTCTTAGCTGGGTTACAAGTGTAAAGAATCTTAGGCACTAAATCGTTTTGGTCTAATTGGAATCTTATCCTTGATTTAATAATGTTTCTAGCCTTATCATCTACCTGATTTGCCTCATCAATAAATGCATCGGTAATCTCTAATGAACCTAATTCATCAAAGTTAGGGTCGGAAGGATAGGAGTATAGGTCTTTGAGTAGGATAGTAGAACCATTAGGAAATTCTATTTGGCTTGTTTGTCCGTTAAACTTATAATGCTTATTCGCTTCTAATCCTTGCATTTTAGCTATCTGAAAGAAGGATACTAAAGTAGTTTCTTTTAGGGTTTTTAATACGGCTCTCCCAATTAGTCCTCTTGTATTGGGATATTTTAATCGCATCTTTAATTGCCAATAACACCCCAAAGCTGTTTTTCCTCCGCCTCAACCTGCCCCGCCTCCGAAAAGAACCTCGTTTGTGCGAGTATCTTCAAGAAGGTCAAGGGCAGTAGTTTGTTTTATTGATAGTTCCATAATTGATATTCGTAGTATTCGTAGTAGTCGTAGTAGTCGTAGTAAGTACGAGTGCTACGAGTAGTACGAGGCTATATACTTCCTTTCTTTTCTACATAGGTTTTCTTTTCCTCCCAATTTACTTGAAGTCCTCCACTAAGTTCTATCTCGTTAGTTTGTTTTGCTCTACCTTCTAATCTATCAAGTATTTCCTGATAAGCCTTTAAATCTCCTTTAAATGCCTTTTGTAGTACCATCATATCTAATTGCTCTGCTACACTAAACTCCTCCTTCTCTCCTGTAATTGGGTTGGTCTTTACTTGCACTAATTCTAATAATCTTAGCAATCTGGTCTTGCTATTTGGAACGCCTTTAGGTCGCCCTGCTGGGTTGCCTGATTCCCCTTTTTTGAATTGCCCTATTTCTTGATTTGGTATTGCCATATCGCCTGATTTTAGCCTGTTAAGGCAAAGTTACCCCATTCTTCTTGATTTCCAATGTTGGGTCTAGTTTACGCATCCTATCTACAATAACTTGGCAGTATTTAGGGTCAAACTCCATTCCGTAACAAATCCTATTTAGTTGATGACAAGTTACCATTGTACTTCCAGAACCAAGATAAGCATCTAAAACTAACTTAACTTCAATCTTTGAATGTCTATCTGCGTATTCAAAACACCAAGACATTATCTCAATAGGCTTTTGAGTTGGATGATTTCTTTCTTCTCTATTTGCTTTTGCCCTTGCGTATTCTTTTATTCTTAAAGCGTTGTTAAAAGAAGTCCAAGCCATCTCTCCATCTGCTAAACTAAATCCTCTTTGTCCTTTATCCCAAATTAACCAACCCATTGTTGGTGGCAAATCATCGGTAAAGTAATTACCTCCCCATATTATTTGATTTTCAGTTATTTGACATAGGTATTGTAAAGTTCCACTTATTGGCTTTGATTTATCCCAATCAGGAGCATCGTAAGATTTCCATCCGTTTTTATCTGCGCCTCCTTTACCATCTCCCTTGCCTTTAAGCATACCGCCATAGTCTATTCCGTAAGGTGGGTCAGTTAATAATAGTTCTGGCTTTTTACCTAACAAAAGTTTGTCTAAATTATTTGTATCTGTACTATCTCCACAAAGTAATCTATGTTCGCCTATCTCAAATAAATCGCCTAATACTATGTCCGTTTCTATTCCGCCATCTGGAACGGCAAAGTCATCTTCCTCTGCCTCTAATACTTCTTGTTCAAAGTTTGGTATATCTAAACCCCAATCAGTTAGTTCTAGGGCATCCCAGTTATTAGCTAGGTCATCCCAGTCCCATTCGCCATAGCCTACATTATCTTTTACAATAAACTCTTTCTTTTTGTCCTCGCTTAGATTGTTTGCGTGTATTACTGGGACATCCGTTAACCCAGCTTCAAGACAAGCCTTTAGCCTCATATTGCCACCTAAAACCATATTGTTTTCATCTATTACAATAGGTCTAAGTTCTAGCATTTGTGGGAAGTCCTGAATAGACTTTACAAGTTGCTTAAACTTATGGTCCTTAATTAATCTTGGATTATTAGGATTTGATTTTATTTCGGTTATTAGCATCTTCCTTGTTTTACATATTTCTTAGTAGGTTTGTCTTTAGGACCAGATGTCTTTTTAGCCTTTCCTTTTTTCCTTGACCCAAAGGAAACCTTGCCATTAGGATTTAGTTTCGCCATATTTATTTATTAATTCGTTTAACTCTGTTCTACTCCATTTCTTTATAAGTCTTGACTGACTTTCTAAGTGTAATACCATTCTTTCGCCTATCTTATCTATTAGGTTTTTTCGGTAGCCTATTAGGTGAAATTGGTCAAATCCATTACAAGCCTTGCACTCTCCGTTTACATTATACTCATCAAATCTTAAAGCTGAACTATTCTTGACAGGCACATAATGACCTGCATCCATTTGAGAGGTATCTTTAGTAGAGCCACACGATATGCAAGTAAAGTAACCATTTTGACTATCTCTTTGTCGTATATAACGATTAAAAATTGTTTGTGTCTTTCCTGTAAGTTTTGGAATGGTTTGTAATGCCATAGCACAAAATTAGGGATTAACTTGTACACGAACAATTAAAAGCTGGGTTTAAATCCGAAAGGTCTTGTCCTTTGAATAAATCGTTTTGAGCATAATTTAGCATTTGCTTGTAGGTTGTATCTTGAAAATATGTATGCCCATTACCTTTTAATTTGCTTAACTCTTCATCTTCTATCCATTCGTTTGCTAGTTCTGGGTATGACCTTAAAATATTAATTATTGCGTTTTTACCTTTAAGAAAGCATAAAGTACAATTTCCTAGTATAGCAGGTATTTCTAAGGTGTAAGGTTTTTTACTCCAATAGTCATTTACTTGTGCCTTATCTATTCCAGCTTCATATAAAGGGAATCTTGGGTGTATATATGCTTGTCGTTTCTCATATCCTTTTACTCTGCGTTCTTCATCTGCCCTAAACCCTACTAGCCATTCATAGTTTTGTTTGCCATAGTTTGCTCTAAGATATCTTTTAGCAGTCTTAATCTTAAGTTCAATAGTGCATTCTCTTTTAACTCTATTAGGTATTAATTTCCATTTTTTATGTTCTAACATTCCTCTAAAACCACCTTCGTAACTAATTCTAATAATTGGAATATTCTCGTGTGCCTCAAAGTCATTAATAAACTTATATGTTTTTGGATGCTCTCTTTTAGTATCAGCAAATATTACTAAGTCTCCTTCACGATAATTTAAAATTGTCATTAAGGCACTTGTTTTTCCTCCACTAAAGTTTATTACTCTTATCATTTTACTTTTTTATACGGAAAGCTATTTGTCTATTTTGGTACTCAAATCGTTTCTTTTTCAGTGGGTTAAGGCTTTCCTTTATTTGGTACTCATTTACTCCAGTTACTCTTTTTGCGTAGGCTACTGACTTAAATTCTATTTCCTCTTTTGTATCTATAAATATCAATCTTATAGGCATTGCGTTCTCGTGTCCTTTTATCTTACTCATATAGTTCTTTAAGTTCAACATAAATCATAATAGTACAATAAACACATAGGAATACTGGAACTGAGATAAAAAAGAATTTAATCATTGCTAAAGTTTCTTTCATTTGTCTTTATTTAGTGGTGCGTTAATCATTTCGTAAATTATCCAAATCCAAAGGATAATAAATACTATTATAGTTTCTATCATAATTCGTTGTCGTAATAAAGTTTAAGTGAATATTTTTTACATTGTTGTCTCATAGTTTCCTCATCTACTAACATATCCTCTGGCTTCTTAGCCTGTGCCAAATGGTAGGCTTTTACTTTAGATTTTATGTACTCAGCTTTATCAGGGGTTATCTTTAGCATCTTTCTTTTCCATAGATAATCAAAGCATTGATAGTTTAGGAATCGCCAGTCTTTCTTAGATGTTTTCCAATACTCGGCTTCCTCTCTCATTACTTGCTCTTCATCTACTTGCATTGTTATTTGTTTAGCTTCTTTTATTGTTTTGTTTCTTACTTGTACTGCTATCTTTTTATAGGCATTCATTACCTCGCCAATTAATTTAGGGCTAAAGTTTATATGATTGCCAATAGTAAACTTATCCTCTGCAAACATCTTAAATGCTACTCCCAGTTCTTTTAGTTTGTATTGTCCGTATGATTCTATCGTAAATGAAACGCATAAATTAAATATTTGATTTGTTGGCACTTGCATCCCACTCAAAGCAATACAGGTTTTTAGATGCTCTGTTACTTCTATCCTTGAGCATTTTCCTATGTGCATAGATTCCATTGCCTTATAAACCTTCAATTCATCCTTATCCAAGATTTTTAAGTCGTTCCCATTCTCTTTCTGGATAACTAAGTTTTGCGTTATTTGTATAAGTTCCTGATTCATTAGATTCGTTTTTAAGTTTAAATAATCCTTTCCATCCTTTTGCCATTGATTGTTCTATTATTTTAATAGCAGTTTCCTCATATCCATCTGATAAATTAACCAAGTCATTTAATGCTGATTGTTCCGATTGTGCAGTCTTAAACTTGAAATTAAATTGTTTATTCTTAAAATCCTTCCAAAATGTCCAATATTTTATAAAGTTTTCTGATTCAAAAGGTAGTATTACCATTTCCTTAACCTTATCCTTAACCATTACCATATCCATAACCATATCCATAGCACCTTGCAAGGGGCTTTCAAGGGGCTTAAAGTTGGCAATTTCATCTTTGTACCTTTCTAAATTTTTAATAATTCCTGTATGTGCTTTGTTGTTTTCGTTTAATCCAGAAGGATATTGGAACTCTATAAAAGAAGGTATAAACCATTTAGCACCACCATCTAAAAGAATGATTTTATCCCCAAAAAGTTGTATGGCTTTTTTACCATCTAATTTTTCCCCAATCCTTATTTCAGCAACTTCTATATCTACTTGCCAAATGCCTGAATGGTCGCAGTCATCACATACATATAACCAAAGTAGTTTATAAGATGCTTTTAAGTTCCTAATAAATGGCTTTTTCCACTTTTCTGTATCAGTAAATCTTTTAGCCATTGTGTTGAGTATTAAATTTTGGATGAATATTTTTAATTAATTCAATTTCATAGTTTTTATAATTATCTGTTTCCTTAAAATAGAAATAGATATAATCATATAACTTTTGCAAATGCCTTTTAACTTCGTGCTTTTCCCTTCTTTGTTGAAGATTAATACTTGAACCTACATATAAAATGGTAGGCTCAATTTGTAAATTGTTTTTCTCAAGTAGATTGTTAAATACTACTAATAAATAAACACCACAAGTTTTTGGAACTGAACTAAAATTATTCCCATAAGTATTGGGAGTTTTCCATTCATTTTCTTTAATACTAATGTTTTCATTTTTAAATAAATATAAATTCATAAAATAAAAAAGCCCCATTGAATCCCTACCAGTCGTTTTGGTAGTTCATCGCAAGGGCAATAAGTTCTTAATAGGATAAACGACATCCTGATACAAATATAAGCTATTTTAACGAATATTGGGCTATCTGCTTCTTATTCTCTAGCTTGATAATCTTTGTTTTTATATTCATTCCTTCATTCCTTAAATCGTTTATTCGTGATGCTAATCTAAAGCAACTAAATTTATTTAAGGCATCTAATGTAGTTAGCTTTTTACCTTTGTTTAGGTAGTCTGCAATTTGTTTGTTTTGGCTCATAGTTTTTGTTTTTAGATAGTTAATTAAAACGGCAAATCATCTTCGCTTTCTTGTTGGTTTACTGGAGATGCATACTCCATTTTTGTCTCTGCTTTTGGCTTGTAATCATTAGGATAGATTTTGTAATCTGGTTCTTTTGATTCAGGCTTTTTGTATTGATTTAACCACATTGAGTAGCGTTTGTCCTCAATAGTAAATTCAATTACTTCTCCTTTTGATGTTGTTTTTTTCCAAGCACCATAGTTTTGTTTCTTTTCCATTTTTATTTGTTTTGTTTATTAATTTGTTCTTCTTCTATTTGGTTTTCTGCATCTATATCCTTTGCGATTTCTTCTTCATCCTCATCCTCCCAGTCGCAATGCTCTAAACATTCAGGACAAATACCTATTTCATCCATATCGGTTTCTGCTCCGCAGCAAGTACTTATAGCCATATTAATTGTTTTTAGTTATAAAATAATTCATTTCCTCATTCTTAATATCTAAAGCTAATCTTAAAGCTGCGTTCAATGTTCTTAGTACATAGTTTTCGCTTGACATAGATGTAGCTTCAATATCCTTTATTGATTTATTTAATTGACCTATCATTAAGTCAATGCTAGGAAATTCATTCATAGTTTTCGTATTGTTCAGTCCAAGTATCCATCCTTGAGAATGGCTTAGGCTGGGTTAATAATGGGGTTGATGGGTAATGTTTAGTCTTATATTCCTTTAGGTTTTGTCTTGCCTTTTTAAGTTCCTGATAGGTTTCTTTTACCCAAAACTTATGACAGGAACTAGATTTCCATTCCCAATAAGAAACCAAGTCTCTTAATTTAATTAGTTTTTGGTCAATCATAATTTAGATTTTTTACTTGTGAATAATGCAGTTATCCCTTCATTCATTAAATCTTTATTCAAAGAATGTAGTTTAGATAATTCATTTAAGTTTTCGCACATATCAATAGCTAGTGTTAAATCTAGTATTGACTTGTGTTTCTTGATAAATACTGATGCAGCTTTCTCTCCAGAGGCATCGGTATCTTTATCAGTTACTAATCCTAGAGCAGCACTTAAAGCATATCTTCTGTAATAGGTTATCCCACTACCAAAAGACTGGTACTCGTTCATTCCCCTAAGAGTAATTTGTGGAATCGTTGCATTTGACTCAATTGCCTCTCCACTAATAGTGTGAAAGATAATTGTCTTTAATCCATCCTCAATTAGAAGCTGGGTAAATCCTAGATTGTGTTTCTTGAGTATCGGATTTATTACTTCAAGAATTGTAGGGAAGTCAGCATAGGTGTAGTTATGTCCAGTTGTTCCCTTGTGAATTACAGGGCAGTCTTGCTGAAAAGCAGATAAAGCCTTGTAAATGTTAATAAGTGAGTTTGTTTGTAAGTTAATCATACTATGGTTTTTTGGTAAATAATAATTAAAAATAAGACTATTTTGTGAATAACAAAAATTTATATTAATCTTTTTATTTCGTTTAATTCATCCTTTAAATCCGTATCGTAATGCAAGTCTAAAGTGTTTTGTATAGTCTTTAATGAGTGGATAATTGTAGTATGGTCTCTGCCTACCATATCTGCAATTGCCTTTAATGTTAAAGTTGTGTTATTTTTTATACAATACATAGCTATAAATCTAGCCTTAACAAAATGCCTTTTACGGCTTTTGCCTTTTATGTCCTTAGGAAGTATCTTATAATATTCTGCAATCTTATCTATAATTGTTTCAGAATACTTTATCATTTCCTTCGTTGTCAGTCTGCTCTCCTTTTGACTTGGTATTGCCCAGTAGTTCATTGATTTCTAGTTTAATTTTTTTAATTTGGTTTCTAAGCATTTCATTCTCTACCTCTAAAATGTAGTTTTCTCGTAATAATTGGGATTTGCTATTGTCTATGTATGTCATATTTAAAAATGTAAAAGGTTTATAGGTAGCATAAAATCTTCGGTAATCTCGTAAAGGTCTAGTATCAGGAAGTGATAAGATTTTAAGATTCGCTTTTGTATTTGGTTCATCCTAGCAATCTTAATAAGGTAGTCATCTTCGTACTTATTCATTAGTTTGATAGGATTATCCCAAGTTGCTCCTCTCCATTTAGTAAGGTCGTTTTCAATACTAGATTGCCTTGCTTGTGCCTTTTTTAAGAGTTCTAGTAAACAAGTTGCTCTCTGGTGAAGTTTTAGTTGTTTTCCTTGATAGATTAATGGTTGCATAGTTTAGTTTTTAGATTCGTAATATTTTTGTACGATAATTGATACTAATTTGCTTGGTGCTAAATACATCTTTTTAGCTTCGGCATCTACTTTCTTTTTGATTGATTCTGGTAGTCGGATGCAGACTACTTCTTTTTTTTCTACTTTCATATATTGGTTTAAATGTTTTGCATAATTGCAGTTACAATAAAGACAAAAATTAAAATAACGATTGCCTGAAAATTCTTGTTTTGTTGGTCTGTCATAATTTAGATTTTTTCAATTGAGATAATGATTTGATTGTTTGCTAGGTCAATAGTCCTAAACTTTACTACGAAGAACTTAGTATCTTCTATTGAATAGTCTAAGAAAATGTTATCACCAGCTTGAGGGATAAAGTTCCCATTGTAGGGATAAAAATTTGTGTTGAGGCTTAATAGTGTTTTCATAATGGTTGTTTTAAAATATGCGTTGAGTAGTCGCATCCCTACCTTTGGGGGTTAATTAATTATAATTTCGTTTTCTTGTAATCCAATTTTATATATTCTAGATTTTGTTATATTAACATTAAATTCAGTAAGTCTATATTCATTATAATTTCCGTCGCATCTTTTAATTATAACTTTAGATTTATTTACTTTTATAACTATTCCAGCCATACATCCACAAGCATATGATGCTCTAATAAAATCTCCTACTTTAATTTCGGTTTGTGTAAGATTTGTGTTCATAACTATTGGTTTTTGCAATTGGGTTAATTCCCTTTTGTTTCACAAAGATAAACAAAGATTACATTACTAACCAAAAATTATTTAAATTATTTTAGTTAAAGTTATGTTAAAGCTATTTATCGGTCTAAAATGAGCCGATTATCAGTCATTTACGGCTCAAAGTTGCTTTATTGGGTAACTTTTGTGATTGATAAGTTCTCTATTGGTAAACTTTTATGGTATGTTCTATTTTGGAACATTGTAACCAAATTGGTAACATTGTACAATGTTTTAGGTACAATATGTAAAATGTTGTAATGTGATTAGGGCAAATATGCTACTGATTTATAGGTATTTGTAACAAAATATGTTAAATGTTAGTAGTAGTACTACGCAAATAAGTAAAGTTATAACTTGACTAAAGGGCAAAAAAAGGGAGGCATCGTAAAAACGAACCTCCGTTAAACCATTAGTATAATCTATGAACAAATGTAATATAAATTGTTTAAATTTGTATTACCAAAATATAATCATATGCAACAAATTAAAGGATTTAAGGACTATTCTATTACACAGGATGGTCAAGTATTTAGCCACAAAACAAACAAGTTTAAAAAGCCATTTGTATTCCCAACTGGGTATATAGGCATTACATTATCTAAAAATGCTGTATCAAAGAATTACTATTTGCACAGAATTGTTG